ACGGGCACCCAAGGCCAGCTTATGCATGACGAAGACTACCTCTATATCGCCACCGCTGACAACACGTGGAAGCGTGTCGCTGTCTCGTCGTGGTAGTGCTCACAGTTCATCCAACAAATTTATTAGAGGTTCAGAATGGCAATTTCAAAATCCGTAGAATATAGTGGCCTGAACGTACCAGCGGCTTACTATAAAATAGTATCAATCAACTTTGATAACTCTAATCCCACTGCCACAGTAGCGGCCACGCTCGCGGCCTACGCGACGAAGGCAGCGGCAAACGATGAACAGCCGCCACTGTTTACGCGACAGCTTACCTTTGACCTTGGCACAGGTGCAGAGCGTTCATTTATGAACGGCATTCTAGGCACACTGTACGGTCGGGTTAAAACAAAAGCTGAGTTTTCTTCTGCTAAGGATGTTTAATCAAAAATGGCAGAACCTAACTCACGCTTATTAGAGCTAGAAACAGCCGCGCTAATTGACTTATATGAGCTAGACCTTAATCCACTTGGTGTTAATGAGCTGGTTAGGTTCTGTAATTATGCTGATAGTGGCGGTACATCTGTTTCCCTTGACGGGAATGAATATTTACCTATACCCATTATCGGTTCTGATTTTGGTCAGAATATAAATAGTGCAGATGAACAACCTAAACTAGCAATTGCAGATGTAGCGAAAGTTGTATCTGCAATACTGGCAGACTTCGATGATGAATTAGCAGGGGCAGTTATTAGAAGAACACGAATATTTGCAGACAACTTAGACGGTGGGCGTGACCCAGATGCTACTGCAATATTTCCTGTACAAAGATTTGTAATTGAAAATCACCAAACCGATTCACTTGTTTTCACATTCTTTTTAGGTAGTACTTTCGATCTAGCTAATTTGATGATTCCCCGGCGGCGTATACGTGAAATACTCGATGCCAACAATGCTTAATTGTAAATAATCAAACAAGGTTTATTGTGCCACATCCAAGGTATCCACAAAAACTATCTAAATATATTCCCCGGCTTAGACATCTGTCTCTTAGAAAACCTGATGAAGAAATTTGTGGGTACATCTCAGAGGGGCGTGTGATGCCACTTAAAAATACCTCTGATAATATTCGGGAATCGTTCAAACTGTCTAAGGCTGGACAGAGAGCCATAGATGCTGCCATTAACAGAGAGGGGCGTGAGAATGTTTATTTATATCACTCTCACCCACAGAGCTTGTCTGAGTACTATGACGCTATGGAGTTTAGCGCTCAAGATATTGCAATCCTAGATGCAGCTAACTTACAAGGAATCCTTATTCATACTCAGACGGGGGCTATCAGCCACTATGACCCAGCCACGATTGCACCACTGACAGGTCGCAGATGGGTTACGTCTCATCAAAACTGTTACACACTTATTAAGGATTGGTATAAGATTCACAGGGGCATTGAGCTGGGACATTATTATCTACATTCTACAGATGCACCACAGCAGGCAGGATGGAATGATTTTGAAGAATCAATTGCCTCTGAAGGATTCAAATTAGTTTCACACTCTGCTTGTGATGAGATACTTACTGGCGACTTAGTATTGTTCAAGCTCGGGAGAACAGTAAATTCTAATCACATAGGGGTAATCCACGATGCAGAAAAGAATTTACTGATGCATCACCCAGGTAGCCAAGTGAGCCTAGCTGAGCCCTACGGTAAATTGTTAAGAAGAACTACTCATCAAGTATGGAGATATGTAGGCAGTGCGTGAATTAATTAAAGTTCGTTTCACAGGCAAATTAGCAGCTCGTTTTGGTGAGTATCATGAGTATCACGCTCACTCGCTGCGAGAGCTTGGGAATGCATTTAGAGTATGTATTGATGGTTTTGAATCATATATTCTAGGCCAGGACAAAAATGGCGTGATGTATCATTGCCAAGCATTTAAAACATCTGGATTTGTCAAAGACCTACCGGAATCTATGTTAGATGCTCCACTGGGTAACGTTGATGAAGTTTTAGTATCGCCAGTGTTAGCAGGGTCAGGTGGGCAGATATGGAGGTTCATTGGTGGAGCCTTGTTGATAGGCGTGGGCCTAGTTACTGGACAGATGTATTTAACAATGGCGGGCGCTTCTATGGTCTTGGGTGGGATAGCTCAAATGCTTGCACCAGCACCATCGACACCCAAGAGCCAGAGTGGAAAACAGGAAAGTTATTTATTCAGCGGACTAAGGAACACAGCTGACGAAGATCAACCCGTTCCTTTGGTTTATGGCCGGGTGATTATGCCCTTGCGCAGCCTTCTCTCTCAAAAAGTTACCACATGGGAATACAGATGATTCAGCAACTCTCAGGGGCAGGTGGTGGAGGCAATAGAAATGGTGGTGGTTCGCCTGCACCTGTACCCGTTGAACAGTCAAACAGTTTAAGGCAAGAACAAAAAATATCGCTGCTGTATTTAATTGGTGAAGGAGAGTGTCAAGGGTTTCCACCAGGAGACGCGCGTAAGTATGTTTTCCTAGATGGCGTGCCCGCTGTGAACGCATCAGGCATTGTAAACTACAACCTAGATATTGAGTGGAGAGCTGGACATGCCACTCAGACTGTAATACCAGGATTCAATGTGATTTCGCAGACTCGTGCTGTTGGTACTCAGATGCGTCATGCCGTGGCTCTGGAACAACAAATAACTGACACTGACACCGATGCCTTTGAAGTTACCGTGCGCGTTCCTACATTACAAACAGCGTTCGACGATGGAGCCATTGAGGGCGCAAGGGTGCAATGGAGGGTCAGCCTTAGTAGTGATGGTGGTGCCTTTGTTATCTTGCAAGATGTCACCGTGACTGAGAAATCTAGTGGCCCCTTTGTAAAGCACACGCGGTACGACTTGATTGGGTCTGCACCATGGACGGTGAGAGTCGAACGTCTGACTGTAGATAGTGTCTCGCTTAGGCTGCAAGATTCAACCTTCTGGGACACACTAACCGAAATCAACTACGGTACTGGCTCTTTTGATGGCGTGGCTGTTATTGGTGTGCGTAATGTGGATGCTAGAGAGTTTAGTAGTATTCCTGAAGTCGCAATTGAATGGTTAGGCCGTAGGGTGAAAGTACCTACTAATTACAATGGGACTACAAGGACTTACTCAGGCTCATTTAATGGCTCACTTAAAACTGAATGGACTGATAACCCTGCCTGGGTGCTATATGACTTACTCAATGACCCAATAGCTGCTTGTGGACTACCAGCAATAGATCTAGACATCTACGACTACTATGAGCTGTCTCAATGGGCAGATGCACAGAACCCTAAGCTAAGTATCAACATAAACATTGCAACTCAGGAAGATGCCATCGAAGTTCTTAGAACAGTGGCGAGTCGCGTATTTTCAATCCTCATGCGGCGTGGCTCAGAAGTAGTACCTGTAATTGATAATGTTAGCAGTATTATAAAAGCAAGTTTTGGTGATGCCAATACTCTTTCAAAAGACGAACAATTTGTTGAGTCAGGAAACTTCTCTTATAGCACCACGAAGATTGGTCAGCGTCCTGCTGTGGCAAATGTCACTTACCAGAACCCTGCTAACTTCTTTGATGCAATTGTAGAGAGAGTAATTTACCAACCAGCTGTTGATTGGCACGAACAAAGAGGTATTGTTCCCCCTGAAATAGATATCACTGCGTTTGGCTGCTCAAACATCAGTGAAGCACGCCAGTATGGTCTATACCATCTAGTAACAAACTTCCATCAGTACCGCTCAGTGGCTCTAGAGACTGGGCCTGAAGGTGGACGTGTATCACCGGGCGATAATATTACGGTGTTTGATAATGTACGTCAGCTTGACACGAAGCATGGAGCAGGTAGATTAGTAGCTGCTAGTAGAACGTCTCTACAGCTCGACGAGCCTTATACTTTCGATGCAAACAAAACTTACACTGTGCAAGTGTACAACGCAGGTTCAAACTCTATAAGTGCAATCGCTGTAAACAATCCAGTAGCATCTGCAACAGTGCTCCAATGTACTACTGAACTAGACTTCGATCCAGTTGTTGGGTCTCCTTATTCAGTTAGCACAGTGACGCTGGAACCAGAATTGTTTAGAGTGCTGGAAGCTCGCGAGAGTGATTCTGATTTACTAACTCATTCAATCACTGCAATTTCACAGATGCCTAATAAATGGGCAGTAGTAAATGATGGTGCAGCAGCTGAGCCACAGGACACAGTTGACCTACCTAATCCATTTGCTATTCCACCTAAACCAATAAACTTCTTTGGGGTTACCTCTCCATCACTTTCATACCGTTCAAATGGGTATTTGCAAAAGTTAGATTTGCTATGGCATATTGAAGATCCAATAGGTAATGTTCGAGAGTTTAACCTAGAGCAACGAACGGTAGATCAGCCTGATAGTGCATGGACCCCACTTGCCATCACGACAGGAGCTTATTATGTATGGCCTGCATTGAGGCCGGGAAACTACGAGTTTAGGGTGCAGTCAGTAAGCTTGACTGGTAAGCGTTCCCCATTTACCGGGACAACCGTAGAAGTTATCAATAACCCCCCACAACCAAGTAACGTTAGCGGCTTTTCTTATTCAGTAGAAGGAAATCAGCTCGTACTAAACTGGCAGGTTGTTGATGACGTTGATGTAGTGAACGCTGGCAACTATCTAATCAAATACCTCCCTGCCGGTGAGGGTACTTTCAACTTCAACAATGGCGTGTTTGTTGGTGGTGCCATTCCCGGCAATGCTAGCAGTGTTCGCCTACCGGCTAAGGCGGGGATATATCAGATAGTGGCTCGTAACTCAGAGAATCGCATTAGTGCAACTTCTGCCAGCCTAGAAATCTTTGCTGCGAGCCTACCTAATGAACTGAACTTACTGC